GTTCAACGACTGTTACTGGTTCTGTAAACGTTACAACTGCGACTGGTTTCTTGACCTCTGGTTGGGCTTCTAACAGCACCATCACTTTGACTGCTGCTAACACTGGCACAATCAACTTGAACCAAGGCGATACATTTACCATCGCTGGTGTATATGCAGTTAACCCACAGAACCGCCAGTCTTACGGCAAACTGCGTAACTTCGTAGTTAACAGCGCTGTTTCTGTTGCTTCAGGTTCTTCAGTTTCTGTAAACGTATCTCCAGCTGTTATTACTGCTGGTCAGTTCCAAAACGTTTCTGTAACTTCAACTGGCGCACAAGCTGTTACATTCTTTAACAGCACTGGCACAACTTCTAACCAAAACATGATCTTCCATCGCAATGCGTTTACGCTTGCAGTGGCTGACCTTGAGTTGCCTGAAGGTGTTCATTTTGCTGGTCGTGCATCAGACAAAGAGATTGGTCTTTCCATGCGTGTGGTTCGTCAATATACAATCAACAATGATAGTATTCCGACTCGCCTTGACGTATTGTATGGATGGGCTCCTCTCTATCCTGAACTTGCTTGCCGAGTTGCAGCTTAATTTAACGGATAACGAAAGGAAACTATATGTCTAATCCAGGACCAGCAATTACTAACTCAACACACCCATCGAACCTTAACAGCCAACAAGCTCTGCGTGTTTTAGCAGTTCTCAAGGGTGTTAGCGTCGCAGCTTTGGGTGATACACCACTGCCTGTAATCAACAGCGCTTTATATTTGCCAACCACTGTTGTTATTGCTAACGCAAACAACAACGGTGCAACGCAATCTGTAGCTTCTGTTGCTTTAGGTGTTTACACAGCTCCTTCAGGAGCAAGCGGTTCAGGAACAGCAGTTTTGACCACAGCAGCATTAACTGGTCAAACTACTCCTTCCTATGTAACTGTTTCAGCATCAACTGATACAGCTACCGCTTTGTCAGCACAAACCTTATACATTAACCAAACAACCGCTGTAGCTACAGCGACTGTGGACGTTTATGTTTACGGTTACGACCTAAGCCCAGGTTACTATTAATCTGAGCTGATTTAAGGGAAAAAGCCATCTTTAAAAGGGTGGCTTTTTTTCCATTTAGTCTTATAATTAATTAACCCATTTTTAGGGTTTTCTTTGCAAAGGAAAAACTATGTCTAGCACTACCGTAACTCGTGGGAATTCTCATGAAACCTTTTATATTCAGCCTACTTTTGACAATACCTCAAATTCTTTAGCTGCCAATACAACAACCGCTGTTACTTATAACGTCCCTGGCTTGTTGACCACCGATCAAATTTGCGTTTTTGGTTACAATGGTTCACAAACTGCTGGTGTTGTAATTGCTGAGGCAGATTGCCTTACAAACGGTGTTTTGACCATTCAGTTTGGTAATTTGACAGCAACAGCTTCTTTAAAACCAGCTAGCGGTGTTTATACTATTCAAATCGTTCGCATCGAAGGTAACCCAGCGCCAGTAAACGCTGCTTAAGGAATAAACATGGCAAACACATCGGTCTACCGTTTTGTTGGCCCTACAACTGCTATTACGGTAACTGGAACGGCCTCAACAGCCGTTACCATTACCCCAAGTGGCAATGACCAGGTCAACTATTGCGGTTTTTTGAATACTTCAGCTAATCCTGTCGCTATTACCATTACACCTACCTCCGCTCCTGCCGCTGTATTACCAGCAGGTGGAAGTTCTAGCCAATCATTTGTTTTGGGTGTAACTATGTCTCAGCCCACAGTGATTGCTGTTCCTCCTATTTTTTCAATTACCGCAATTGGAACATCAGGAACAACGCTTTATGTAATGCCAATGGCTGATCAATCATAAGCCTTTAAAGGACTTTTATGGCTGTTAATGATTCTGTTACGCAGAATTTACTGCCTGTTCAGGCTTATTTTGACCTACAGGGGAACTTTCAAACCTTTATAGGTCAAGGTAAGCCTTTTTACGCTACTACTAACCCTATTCAATCAGGGTTAACCATTACTAACAGCACTATTGATAGTTCTGTTATTGGTGGAACTACCCCTGCGGCTGGATATTTCACTAATATTACAGCCAATACTGGCCAGGTTATTACTACCCCAACAGGGGCTACTGATATAGCCAACAAAGGCTATGTGGATGCCGTAGCCTCAGGACTTAGTTTTAAAGCCCCTGCCTTAGTTACTACCACTGGCAACATAACGCTTTCAGGCCTTCAAACAATCGACGGTGTTAGCGTTTCTAGCGGTGATAGGGTCTTGGTCCGAAACCAGTCAAACGCTGCCCAAAACGGCATTTATGTGGCTTCTAGCGGCTCTTGGAGCTATGCATCGGATGCCAACGTTTATGCCGATTACCCTTCTGCGTTTTTATTTGTAGAAGAGGGCACAACTTGGGCTGGATCAGCTTGGGTATGTACCAGCCAGCCTGGTGGCACATTGGGGACAACCCCAATTACTTTTACACAATTTAGTAATAATGCAACGTATAGCGCAGGAACAGGGTTAACCCTTACTGGTTATCAATTTAGCATTACTAATACAAGCGTAACTGCTGGATCTTACGGTTCTGCTAGCAATACTTTATTAGCTACTGTAAATGCGCAAGGCCAATTAACAAGTCTTTCTGCCACTCCTATTGCTATTGCTAATACGCAAGTAAGCGGCCTTGGCACTATGTCAACGCAAAATGCAAACAGCGTGGCAATTACAGGAGGTTCAATTAATGGCACAACTATTGGCGGTTCTAGCGCTGCCGCAATTACTGGCACTACTGTTACTGCTACTTCTTCTTTTAGTGGACCAGGCACAGGGCTTACAGGAACAGCAACAGGACTAAGTATTGGTGGAAATGCTGCGACTGCAACATACGCTACAACCGCAGGATCAGCAGGATCGGCTACCACAGCGACTAATTTAGCTGGAGGCGCTGCTTATAGCTTGCCTTATCAAACTGCGGCAAATACCACAACGTTTTTAGCAACTGGAACAGGTGTTTTACAAGATAACGGCACATTGGCATGGACTACTAGCCCAAGCCTTGTTGGAACAAACTTTAGCTCTATTCCTAATAGTGCTTTGACCAATTCCAGCATTACGATTGGTTCTACCTCTATTAGTTTGGGCGCAACAGCCTCTAGCATTACCGCAGTAAGTCTAGCTAATCCAACAGTATCCAATTATGAAAACTTTACTGCCAGTTCTGCCCCAAGTTACAGCGCAGGTCGTATGTGGTATGACAGCACAGTTAATTCGTTTGCTTATTACAACGATGTAACAAACAATACCCTTCATATTGGCGAAGAAATCCAATTAAAAGTCTATAACAATACAGGCTCAACAATCAATATTGGTCAGCCTGTTTATGTAACATCAACAAGTAGCGGATACACCTATCCTAATGTGGCTTTGGCAATTGCTAATAGCTTAACGACAGGAAACGTCATTGGTCTTGCTAATCAGAACATTCCTACAGGAACGGCTGGTTATGTAACGACTATTGGTTTAGTTCAAGGTTTAAACACAGGCAGTTATACAGTAGGCGATACGCTTTATTTATCCCCTTACTCTGCTGGTTTCTATCAAAACACCATCCCACCAACAGGCTATGCAATCAAGCTAGGAACTGTGGCTTATGTAAATTCGTCAACTGGATCAATTTACGTCAATAAAAGCATTTTGTCGGTTCAAGCTGGCAATATTGTAGGCCAAGTAGCCTTAGCCAATGGTGGCACAAATGCCAATTTAACGGCTGTAGCTGGCGGTGTAGTGTATTCAGGGGCTTCTGCTTTAGCGATTAGTGCAGCAGGCACAAGCGGTCAATTCTTACAATCTAATGGCACAGGCGCACCAACTTGGGCTACCCCAGTAAGTTATGCGACAGTAACCGATGACACCACTACAAATGGCACTCGTTATCCTTTGTTTGCAAACCAAACAAGCGGAAGCCTTTCAACAGAATATACAAGCTCTACTAAACTGCAATTTAACCCTTCTACTGGGGTATTTACTGCTACCAGCTTTAGTGGCGCAGGAACAGGTTTAACAGGGACAGCTTCTAGTCTTTCGATTGGCGGTAACGCAGCGACAGCAACAAGCGCAACATCAGCGACA